TCATCTCTTAAGATCTCAGAAGATCTCCCCAAGTTAAACCCACCTTCTCCATCCATTCGTGATGGAGGGACGTTAAGTGAACGGTAGAGTTTCTTTTTAAAATACTCAATATCAGTGATTTCACCCAAGTTTTGTCCGCCAGGGAGAGTGGAGATTTCGGTTCCTCTTCCACCCTCACGCCTGGGAAGCCAGAAGTCTTCAAGCATTGCCATGTGTTTTTTATCATCACGAATTTCTCCAGTATTTGCATCATAAACCATTTTGTTACGATATCTCATCATAACATCACGCAGATATTGTTCTGCCTTCACTTTTGGAAGATTACCAACATCAATGTAGAAAATTCTACGTTCTGGTGCTCTGGATAATCTGTAGATAACCAGTGAATCTTCAATCATTCTAAGTTGATTGATAGATTTGATGGCCTTATGAAGATATGAAAGGACAGTTCCTTTGTTACGATCTACCAAACCAGATGTACAATATGTGATTGCATCTTTTGCAATTTTGATACCTTGACTTCCATCAGTAGCATTCATATTCCCAGTGGGATATGACATTTTAGGATTGTAAATATAATACTCTTCAATCTCTGGGAAGTTGTATTCCATTGGATCTTCATCTAATTTGAAGATCGAAGGTCTTTGTTGATTAGCGTCTTGTTTCTTTTGCTTTCTGATATGACGCATCTTCATTGCATCAATATATCTTAATTCTTGAATTCCTTCTTCGGGATTTTTAAAATCAATTACTTTATGATAGTAAATACGCCCATCAACATACCAATTTCTATAAATTTCGTGAGCTTTCTTGTCGAAATCTAGAAGATCTAAGATATATTTAAATTCTTTGCGGATGTTATTTTTAATTCCATCACTTGCATTTAAATTATCAAGATCAATTTCAATAGGACTATCATTAGAATCAGAAACGATAGCCTCATTTACAATATCTTCAACAGCACTATCCGTTTCGGGATGAAGTGCCATTTCTCTATATCTCTTAATTAAGTCAAACTCAGTTTTATAAACACCTTCAATATCAACATGAGTACCAAAAAAACCACTACTCATGTAATGGGATACCCCGTCCTCATTATTAGGAGCGACGGGGGAAACCGCATTTGGAGATAGTGGTTCTGTGTTCTCAATAGAGAACCCAAATAACTTAGACATGATTAACGGTTAACTTTTATCTATTTATTAACCGTTTGGTCCGCCAGCCTTAGAAAGGGTGAAGGACTGAACTTGGAAAGTTACAGTAAATTCTTCAATGGTGTCGCTACTATCGTATGAAAGATCGATTTGGGAAACTTCCGTTGGGAAGATATCGATGAATTCGTACTCAGCAAGGACCACATTTCTGTCACCTGTATTGTCTCTGCTGCTTGTAACAGATCCTCTACCAAGTTGGAATACAGACGCATTGGTCATGTATGATTCCGGCAGAGTAGCGCCAAGGTTGTTGTCCAGTTTAGCAATCAGATTTACCCATTCTTCAAAGGCTTTTCTAAGGGCAAATGCTTCATCGTTGATGATAGTAATTGTCCAGGTATCGATGGTTCTGTCACCAGCGACTTTGAAAATACGACCTCTAAAGGGAACATCGATGTTTGCGATGTTTGATGCAGGCAGGTTTGTTGCCTTACACATAAATCTGAAGTTGTCTGCATCCCAAGCGATGCCGCCTGGGAGAGTTGTCATTTCTACCTCAAATAGATTGGGGCGTGCGCCGCCCCCAATGAGTGCAGATTTAAATTGAGAAATAGTCTTATTTTCTCTAGATGTTGCCATTTTTTAATCCTCCTAGTGTTATTTAGATTAATCTAGATCAAACTCTACCTGCGACTTCTTCAAAACTCACGCCTGTGCGTGTAGCAACGAAGGTCAAGGTAACGTAGTTGATTGACTTTGCAGGCTTCAGGAAGATGTCTGCTCGGAATTCATTATTATCAATAACATCTGGAGTGTTGTTGGTTGTATCACAAATGACGAGGAATCCGTAAATACCCCTCTTTGCCTCAACATCTCTCAAGAATGGTTCAACAATATTTCTGAAGTTTGCCCTCGTTAACTCATCGTTGAGTTCAAAGAGTTGTGCTTCAGCAGCACCTTCAAGTGCTTGTTCAATTGTAAGGAACAAGCGGCGAACATTAATTCTATCAAATGCTGATGCGAAACCAAGAGCGGTTTTATCTCCGAAAAGAAGTGTTCCAATACCAGGTTTTGTGATAATGGAATTAACTCTTGCGGGATAAAGACGATCTCTCTGTGTCTTAGTTGGATTATATGCAAGTTTGACAACGTTATTGAGGATACCTCTTTGTTGACCTGCAGGCGAGAACCACGGATATGCTTGAATCGCAGTTCTAGTCATCAATCCAGCAACATCAGAGTTGGTTGGAATATAACGGAATTCATTATTGAATCTGTCATACTTATATGCATATCCAGAATCGAATGTTGCATATGAGGAACTACTGAGTGAAGAGTAATACTGAAGTAAGTTTTCAGTCTGAGTCTCAGTGTTTGTTACGTTGATTAGATCCGCTCTATGAGGTCCAACCACTGCCATACAATCTTTTCTTCCCTGTGCAAGAGCAATCAGATGATTTGCTTTTGCCTGCGAAAGATCTCTTGATCCAAGACCAGGACCCATGATCAAATAATCTACAGCAATCTCATCTTTATTCTGGAATAACTCATAGGATGTCTTAAGACCTCCAAGAGTTGCAGTCATGCCACCATTTGAACCTCTGGCAGGTACTCCTGCACTATAGTCCTCACCACCACCAAGGGAGTAAGAAACATTTCCGAGAGCAGTAAAGACATTATTTTGAGCAGCTTTACCCCAGAGACCTTCTCCAATTGTATATGGAGTATATGATGTAGAGAATCCAGTTGCTCTAGGAGTAACGGTTTCGCCATCAATCGTCTTGTGGAAAGTATCAGCAACTGCAGATGGATTATATCCAGCAAACAGATTTGTTGAGAAATCTGCGATATAGTTTTTGTAGTAATTCTTTTGTGGAGAATTTACTGAAGAAATTGAATCTTCTGCTTTAGAAAGACCAATGTGCTTCTCAATAATATTACCTTCAATACCAGTTACAACACCATAGTCATCGATAACAACAACATGGATAGCATCATTTTTACCACTGCGATTCAGAGTGTATTGAGTAGTTACTGGTTTTGGTGCAACTGTGCTCCAATAGATCGTAGAGTTCTCAAGATTAAGAGTTTGCTCATTGTACCAATCTTTAATACTATCGGGAGTGTAAGTTGCTACGGTTGCAGCAAGTCCAGTATTAATACCAGCATTATTGACAAACATCAGAGAATCTGCAACATCGAATGATGCCTCAGGTGCCTTTTCTTTATAAACAATTCTTGTTTCGGTTCCAGTGTCCGTTGATGCACCAGAAACTCTAGCAACAATCTTAACGTCGATTGTGCTGTTTGAGTTGGATGAATCAGTCTTAACTCCGGTGATAATTCCTTTAATGAAACCAGTGAAAGGAGTTGTTGTTCCAGCACCAGGAAGAATTACTGCAGAAAGTTGTGCGGTAACACCGTGTCCGACGATAGCACCTGCATTTTTCAGATTGTCTGTGTTAATACCAATTCTTTGGTCACCAAGGTCATCAATCTGACAAACTTTAAGTGAGTTTGCCCAAGATCCTGGGTTTTTGGCAGCATAATAAAAATCGGTAGCAGATTTGTAATTTGACTGATAGTCATCATAATTTTTAATCTTCAGCACGGCCGTGCTGGCCATACCAACACCTGCGTTAGCGTTGTTAAGATCTGCATCGTCTGTCCTAACAACTTTCAGGACTCCGCCATAAGAAAGATAGGACGCTGCACTCATCCAATACTCGTATTGGGCGTCTGTTGAAAGAGGTTTTCCAAATGCACTAATGAGATCTGTCTCGTTAGTAACCTCAATTGGATCGTCAATTGGACCAATTCTAAATGGTCCAGCTATAGCTCCAATGTTGTCTAATACATTATCAGCTCTTCCTACTGTTAAGTCAACCTCTCTGATTCTTACACCAGGAGATAATTGAGGAGTCGCCATGTCTTGTTTCTCCGTGAATCTCATTTGTTCTGAAAATATTTATTAAAAAGTTACTTTTCACAGGGGAAACATGACGCGAATCACCAATCTGGATATACATCTTTTATCCTAGGAACTGAATCATACTTATTTTTTCTACTATCAATAATTCTCTTTATAGTACATTCTTTGCATTCATAAGAATATGAAGATGCTACTGGTCCTCTATTTTTTCTTGTCCTATAAAATCCTTCTATTAAATTTTTTGTTTCGCCACAGATTCTACACTTTCTATCTTGTAGTAAAAGATGTCCTAGTTGTATTTGTCCATCTAAGTCCATTACTGGTAATCCCACATATAGGACATATCTCCATATTCACCAACAGATGCATTAGACCAACGATCTCCCTGAGCATCAACAAAACTATTATCCTCTAAACCATCAGACATAAAACCAAATGGTGCCATATCCTGCTCAATTTGATTTTTTTGGTCCTCATATAATCTTTTTCTAACATCTTGATCAGTTAACTCTTTAAAGTAATCTTGTTGAACTAACCAGGCATAGATTACTAGAC